ATGATCAAAGTCTAGGACTATATGGTTATTTTCTCCGCAGTCAACACACCCGCTGGCTTCTTTAATTTCTTTCAGTCGCCTTTTGAATTGCTGCTTATTATAAACCGCTAATTCTTTCTCTGACATATTGTTATCATTATACACCTAAAATGTAATGCCCCACACAGGTAATTCAGGCACGATGGCCCAGGTTATGTTAATGGGTAACTAATCCATCACTAAGGTCCTGTGTGAGGACATCTATATTGTACTACTTGATTTTAATTGTTTTTGGTTTCTTTTCTTCAGGAACAATACGATCTACATTGATATGTAGCATACCATCCTTCATATCAGCACCAGTTACTTCCATGTATTCTCCAAGAGCAAATGATCGTGTAAATTTACGACCTGCAATACCCTTGTGAACTACTTCTGCATCTGTTACTTCTACAATCTCACCCTTAATAACAAGAGTCCCATTGTCTACAGATACATTGATATCTTCCTTTGAAAATCCAGCAATAGCTAATGAAATTCTATATGTGTCTTCATCTAGTTTAAGAAGATCATATGGAGGATATGAGTTTGAATTTACTTTATGTGCATTGTTTAAACGGCTTAACTCTCTGTTAAAGCCAATAAAAAAAGGATCATTGAAAAGATCCATTGTGAAACTATTTACCATTTTATTCCCCTTTCAAGCGAATAAGTTAATATACCCCTCATTCGAGCAGGTATCTAATAATTATAGCATATGTTAGTGGTCTTTAAGTTTAAATACAAACAGGCATGGGTCTCCACCATCATCCCACTCTTGCATCTCTTCATCTGTCATGTAAGGATCTCCTTCATGTGTATTACAAAAAACAGGGGATATCCATCCTCTATCAATTCCGTTGTTCATCCAAATATCAAATTCAAATGTGTCTTCGTCTTTTATCATGACTCTCCTAAATACTTACGATATCAATTGGACCCATACAGGTTGGAGAAAATTTTATTGCTGCTCCAACAGCTGACTGCAGTCTTCTGCGTGGATCTTTTATTTTTTCTGTAGCATGAAGTGCGCCATAGGCATACTCTGCTCCAGACCCCATAGCAAGATAATCTAATTCATATTTTGATAAAGACATATCAGCAGAACTATGTTCATAGATCTGTCCTTTAACCGCAATGATCAAACCGAAGTCTGAATCTTTTCCTGTATCTATCCACCAGTCTGTATAAAACTTTTTAAGTTGTTTGATAAATTTAGTTTGCATAAACTTATCTGTATCACGAAGATCTGGAATATCTGGATTAAAATTATAACGAAGTCTTTCGCCATCCATAGATCCCGCATACCCAATTAAATATGGGCCAAGCTTCCAAACTTTAGGGGCAGTCAATGCTAGAATAGTACCATCGTCTGATGCACCACGATCTCCAGCCATATATATTTTATTTTCATGGCGTACGACAGCGATACAAGTCATGACAAAACCCTCCCCAAGTAGATATATCTAAGTATATCATCCCTATGGAGGGCTGTCAACAAAGGCTAAATATGACTAACTAGCCTTTTTGTCTACTGATTTAAAAGCATCATTAATCTCTGCTAATGTAAGCTTTCCATCGTCCAAAAAAGCTCTTGCCAGTCTTTCAACAACTGTGGCTACGCCTAATAGTCCTGCTAAGAATACGGCCTGCATAGTATCAATTCCTACTACTGCTCCTGCTCCTAAGACTGATAGTCCTGATGCTGCGAATACCGCTAAAATTCTCATAAGAATATTTGTTATTGCTTTTTGTGGGTGCTCTTTTTTAGGGGGTTCTACTACTGTTTTTCTGGTTGCCATTTTATTCCTCCTTGTTTCTAATTGGACTAGTTAGTATCCATAGGGCTGTTGTTGCCATGATGCCATATCCAACAATTGTCTTAGCACTACCGTCCAAAACTACCCAGGCTATAAACATTCCAAGGAGAGTCCATGCCTGGTCTACCATATCCTTTAGGATATTTTTTACTATTCTTACCATCTTCTTCCTCCTCGTGATGCTGGTGAACTTGATCCTCCACCAGAACTTCCACCACCCGTACTTCCACCCGTTGATCCACCCGCTGCAACTGCTGCTGCGTTAATAGCTGCTCCTGCTGCTACAACTGTTGCCACAACCATGTCTGTTGCTTCTTCTCTTTCTTCTGTTGACATATCAGCACCAATACTTCCAAGTGCTGCAAGAGCTGCTCCTGGGTCTGAGAATGCCTCTTGTAATAAAGCTCCAGGGTCTTGTAGTAATTCAACTTGCGCTGCTACTTCTGCAGTAATAACAACTGCGTTTCCTTGCTCATCTGTTCTAACATCTACAGGTGTTTCTGCTGGGAGATCTTTATACTCAATCCCAGAATCTTTGATTTGCTCAGAACTTAAAGCTTCTCCATCTGCTGAAGCGACCAATGCATCTGCTACTAAAGATTTTTCTGATTCATTTAACTTACCGCCATCAGCAGTTAAAGCCTCTACAAGATTAGCAACCTCGGCTTTACTAACATTTCCATCAGCCATTAATGTATTTACAACTTCTGCTGCTTGTACCTGAGTGATTGTATTACCAGTAATTACTGCTGCTACTGCTTCTTTTACTTCTTCTTTAGTTGTTTCACTATTTGCTTTTTCAGCAGCAATTCTATCTGCTTCAGCTTTAGCATCAGCCTCTGCCTTCAATCTTTTTTCTTCAGCAATTCTATCTTCCTCAGCTTTTTCTTTGGCCTCTTTTTCTTCAGCAATTCTTTCTGCTTCTAGTCTGGCATCTTCTTCGGCTTTAGCTTTTGCCTCCGCTTCTGCCTCTAATCTTTCCTCCTCAGCAGCCTTGGCTTCTGCTTCTGCTTTTAAACGAGCCTCTTCTGCTGCTTTAGCTTCTTCCTCTGCTTTTAATCTTTCTTCCTCAGCAATACGTGCCTCTTCTTCAGCTTTGGCCTTTTCTTCTTCCGCAATACGTGCCTCTTCTTCAGCCTTTAATCTCTCTTCCTCAGCAATCCTAGCTTCTTCTTCAGCTTTTAATCTCTCTTCTTCGGCTATCCGAGCATCTTCTTCTGCCTTTAGCCTTTCTTCCTCAGCAATACGAGCATTTTCTTCAGCAATTCTTGCTTCTTCTTCTGCTATTCTGGCAGCCTCTTCAGCTTTTGCTTTTTCTTCCTCTGCTTTAATTGCTTCTTGTCTTGCAATTTCAGCTAATCTTTCTTGTTCCGCTCTAATAGCAGCCTGTCTAGCAGCCTCTTGTTCCGCAGCAATACGATTAGCCTCTGCTATAGCAGATTGTCTTTCTGCTTCAACCCTAGCTGCTTCAGCGATTGCTGCTTGTCTTTCTGCTTCAACTCGTGCAGCCTCTGCGATTGCTGCTTGTCTAGCAGCTTCAACTCTAGCTGCCTCTGCTAATATAGCTGCTTGCCTTGCTGCTTCTTGCTCAGCAGCTATTCTGGCAGCCTCTAATTCTGCTGCTAATCTTGCTGCAGCCTCTGCCTCAAGCCTTGCCTGTATTAATAATGTTTTTGCTGTAGATACTGTAGAAGTTTTTGCGTCAATTCTTGATTGCAAGGTTGCTTTTACATTTTGATTTAAGACAGTTGCTGTTGCGGTATCTGCTAATAATTTTAAATCTTCTGCAATAGACACTTCTGATAAGGTTCTTATCTCTTGATTTTCATAATTAGTAACTGCAGTATTTGCTGCTGACTGTCTATCTAATTCTTGTTGTGCTGCTAAAGCAGCAGCTACTTGAGCATCTTTTTCTGCTTGAGTCAAACCAATTTTTAATGTAACAACATTTGAATTTTCAGAATATAAAGCAAGAGTATCGTTATCTGATCTAATATGAAATGACCAGATAGTTCCGCTTGGCATTAAACTTTCAAGCAGTGAATGATCAATTGTTATTGTTGTATTTAAAGAATTAGGACCACCAACATTTCCAGTTGCAATTCCCCAACCATTTTGTCCTTCAGTATTAAGACCTATTGCATATCTTTCTGGTTGAGTGTTACCAGTATTTGGGGCTTCCCAAGTCAATACTGTTGAAGTTTCGCCATCTACAACTGTCAGATTTCTTGGAGCACCTATGGTGTTTGCTACTGGAGCTGCTTGAGATGTAAAGGCTGATGCTGGAATAATTTGCATTGATCCAGATTGATCCCAGTTTAAAAATACATTTGCTCCCCCGCCATTTTCATAGTACATTAGCTCTATGTTTTTAGGAACTCCTGCTGTAAAAGATATTGGGGCACTTACAGTTCCTCCACCACCTTTATCAACCCAGTCATCTGCTAACAAGACTCCATCAATGTATAGCTTTGTTCCATCGTCTGCTGTTGCTAAAAATGATATATCTTGCGTAGTGTTGCTAAGAATATAGCCAGTAAACCTTACAATAACATCCTCTGATGGGCCTCCAAGGACTGATCCAGAACCCCACTGAAAGTCTACATTAGGAACATTGACTGTCCTTACTGGAGAGGCTCCTTGGGGTATGTATGGGGCATTGTTTTGACCATTAACGCTATAGACTTCAGCAGTTAAACCTTCTACTGCGTGGGCTTTTTCCATTATTAAAATTAAGGGGGCTAGGACTAATGATATAACCATTAGAATTCTTAATAGTTTTTTAATTATGCCCTCCTAATCATAATGATTAATAAGGCTATTATATCATTTTATTGCAAAAGAAAGAGGGCTGGCACTTAGCCAACCCTCTAACTTATTA